GCCGGTGACGGTCACGGCGCGGTCGAGGTACAGGTTGCTCACCGTGCACCCCGCGCGGAACAGTCCAGACGGAGCCCAGCCCGGCAGGTCGTGCGTGAACCGCACCACGTCGCCCGCGTCGATCGCGAGCCCGTCCCACGGCATCTCCCACTCGACTCGCCTCCGCACGACATGGTGCACGTTCAGCTCGTGCGTGATGTGCCGGAGCGCCTGGCTCTGGCGCGTGATGCCCTCCAGCGCGATCGCGCGGCGCCGGTACGCGGAGAACGTCGTCGGGTCGGATGCCGTCGGGTGCTCGGCTTCGACCGACACGCGCCGGTAGCCGTCGTCGCGGTCGAGGATCTCCGCCGTGATGAGGTTCGGCCGGTCGTGCTGGCTCACCCACGAGCTCGCGAACGAGCCCTGCACGATGTTCGACATCGACACCGTGGCGACCGGATCGGCGGGCCGATCGACGAACACGGACAGCCGCGAGCCGCGCCGCAGCGGTGCCGCGCGCCCCGACGCCATGACGTTCAGGATCGTCTCCCACGCGTCCTCGTCGCGCCGGTCGAGAACGCCGTCGTACTGGAACCGCTTCTCGGCGCCGATCACCTCGGCCGTCGCGTCAGCGGTCGGGCCAGCGCCGGGCGCGGTCGGGCCGGTCGGCCACGTCGCGACGATCGTCAGCGTCGACGTGCCCGCGACCCACGCGAGCGACGTGATCACGGCCGCGTACCCGTCGACGAGGTTGTAGACCGCGTTCGTCGCGTCGCGAATGATGATCGAGTCGCCGACTTCCCAGTGTGACGGCCACGAATCCGTGACGCTCGTGATCGTGATCGTCAGGTTCGGCGCGGAGTACGCGAACGACACCGTGCTACCGCCGCCGCGCGACTCGCGCCCGTCCTCGACGAACTCGTCGCAGTACGCGGCCCAGTCGCTCCACAGCGCGAGGTCGATGTCGGTGAGCTTGTAGTAGTCCGCGAGTCCCCAGGTGTCGTCGGTGAGCAGCGTCAGCGAGATCCACGCCGGGTTCGCGCTCCACTGGTAGGTGCCGGTCGGCGCGTCCTGGCTCACGCCGTCCCACACGAACGCGAGGATGCCTTTGACCAGGACCGTGAACTCAGGCGCACCGCCCGAGAGTTGCCCGTCTGCGCGCACGCGCACCGCCATGAGCGCGCAGCCGGGATACTCGAAGTCCTCGAACGTCGTGAGCCGCACGCGCGCCCACGTCGCGTCGTTCTCGTTCAGGCCTGTGCTCTGCGCGTCGAGGCGTTGCACTTCGATGCGGTACTTGCCGCGGGTGATCGTGCCGGAGGGCGTCGCTTCGACGAGGCCGAGGTCGGTCGTGCTGATCGACGCGCCGTTCGTGAGCGTTAGGTCGTTGCCGTTCGGGGACTGGTCCGGCGTGTCGCCCGCGACGTCCGCGTCGAACGCGTAGGACCAGATGAGGTCAGGCTCGTTGCCAAGGCCGTTGAATCCCGCGCCGCTGTTGTACTGCTGCGCGATCTGTGCCGCGGAGAGTTGCACCCCGAAGCCTTTGCACGCGTCCATGTGGCCTTTGAACGGCGCCTCGCTCGCGGACGGGTTGTCACCGAAGTAGAGCACGGCCGAACTGCCGTAGATCGGCGCGATGCCAGCTCCGCTATATCCGCCGTTCGACACCACGCCATCGTGCGAGAACCTATAGTTGCCGTTGGACGTGCTGAAGTTCTGCCACGAGAACGTGACGAAGTGCCACGCGTTGATCCATGCGCCGGAGTTAGCAATCGCCGGAGATATCGTGCTCGTTTGCGTGAGCGTCGTCGTTCCGGTGCCCATGATCACGGACACGCGCACGTCGTAGTTCAATCCGTTCTTGCGCAGCAACAACAGCATCCTCCATCCGCTGTTGCTCGTGAACTGCTCCGAGACGACGTAGGTCTCGGTCGTGTTCGTCGCCGGGTAGGTGCCGGTGAACTGGATCCACCCGGCCCAGGTGAACGCCATCGACGGCACGGGCAGGCTCGGGTAGCCGAACACGGACGTGCACTCCGCGCGATCGTTGATGCCGTCGAACGTGATGCGCTCACCCGGCCCGCCGACGATGTAGCTCGCCGCGCTGTAGAACGGGTGCCGGAACTCGACCGTCAGCGGGTTCGTGACGCTCGCGCTGATCGGCGCCTCGGCCGGAATCACGACGTAGTTCCCGGTCGGCGAACCGCCGCCGTCGAGCGCGCGGTAGCGGATCTGGAACTGCGCCGTGTTCGGGCCGATGCCGCCGCCGGACGTGGTGTAGAGGCCAGCCGGGAACTCGACGATCACGCCGAACTCGTCCGCGTCGACGTCGGTCGTGTACGACTCCAGCGTGTCCCACAGCGCGATGTCGGCAGCGTCCGCCGTCGGGTCGAATCCGCCCGTCTTCGGCGTCAGCTCGACCGAACCGGGGCCGGGCGTGACGGACTCTTCGAGATCGAACCCGACGTCGAGGATCTGTTCCGCGTTCGCGAACCCGGGGATCGGGTCCTGGTTGACGGAGCCCATGCGAACGTAGACCTCGACCTCATCGAAGTCCTCGGCCGGTTGCCCGTTGATGAGCATCCCCGTCGGCAGGTCGCCCGCCTGGCTCGTGTACGGTCCGCCGTCGACTTCCTTGCCGCCGATCGAATGGATGCGGCCCTCGCTGAGCAGGAGCAACGTCCACAGCTCGGTGCCGAGTTGCGAGACGCGCTCGAACCGGTTGATCACGACGCCACCGGTCAGGTGCTCGCCGAGGATGATCGGCACCGCCGCGCCGTTCGAGTCCTGGACGCTCGTGAGGCCGCCGAACCCGTACGTCGCGGAGTCGTTCTCGCTCGGGTTCTTCGGCTTGCGGAACGCCCCGAGCAGATAGGAGACGCCGAGGTTGATCGCGAACGATGCGACGATCGTGATCGCCGCCGCCGCCGCTGCGTTCGCTGCGGCCCACGCCACGGCGCTCGCACCGAACAGCGCGAAGATGAACCCCGGCCGTTCGATCACCTCGACGCGGCACTGATCCGGGATCGGCAGCGTCCAGTCCTCGCGCGGGATCTCCACGCCGTCGCGGGTGACGCGAGTCTCAGGCGACGCGGCCCAGTCCGGCGCGATGTCCGCGATCGTGATGCCGTGCCGGTGCTGCACCCATTCGCGCGTGAACGCGTCGGCGTTGAGCGGGTTGCGGCTCGTGACGAGGTGGATCATGTCGTGTGTGCCTCGCACTGAACCGGAGAGACGTAGCGCCACACGCCGACGCGATCCGCCAGCGCACGCGACAGCGGCACCGTCGTCGCACCCATGCGCGCGTCAGACGTGAACGCGACGCCGTGACCGGGCCGCGCGTTGATCACCGCCGCGACGTGGAGCCGTCCTTCCGGCCGCGACACGATCACGTCGCCAGCTTCGACCGCGCCCGTGACTTCGCGCCACAGGTGCGGCGCGGACGTGAACGCATCCGGCGCGACGTGCACGCCCATGCGCCCGAGCGCGAGCGACACGGCCGCGCAGCAGTCCATCGGCTTGCCCACCACGTCGAGAATCTTGATCACGAGCGCGGCACTCCTCGGAACCCGCCCCAGCGGTTCTCGTTCGCGTGAACCTCGCACCCGTTCGGCGTGGTGAGTCCCTTGTCGCACGTCGCGATTCCGCCCGAGTAGCCGCACCGCGCGCCCTTGTACTTGTAGCGGCACCGCAGCGGGCTCACGCGTTGCGTGGGCAGCTTCGCACGGCGCATGTCGACCTGGCCCAGCTCGAATGTCAGCGCGTCCTGCGTCGCCGTGCACGACAGGATGCGGCCGCGCAGGTCGATGATGCCGAGCCCTTCCGCGAGCGACCCGAGGTCGACGAGTCGCGCACGAACGATCTGATCTTCGAGCCCTTCGTACGCGTCGACGAGCGCAAGCACTTGCCGGTTCTGCGCGCCGATCGCGGCGTTCCACGTTTCCTGCGTTCCCTTCGTGCTCTCCGTGAGCTGGCCGATGCGCAGCGGATACGGGTCCCACGTCAACGCCGCGCCCGCGCTGTCTGTCAACCACTCGACAGACTCCGAGTGCGACGTGATGCGCAGCACCGACGGCGACACTTCGTCGGGGATCGGGATCTCCAGACACCACACGAACGGGGTGTCGGAGCGCATCGCCTCGACGGCGGCGAGCTGTGTTCCTGTGAGCGTCACTGGCGCAGCTCCTCCATGTCGAAGCGGTACACGATGGAGTCCTTGAACAGCCGATCCTCTTCGAGCGACGCGGCGACGGCTCGCACGGTGTACGTCTCGCTCTTGATCTCGTCCGTGTAGGTGAACGCGCGGCCGGGCGTCGCGTGTGCGCGCCAGAACGCGAGGAACGCGTCAGCGTCGGTGCGGGTCATCGGGAACGTCTCGCACCCGGCCCACATGCGCCGCGCGTTGTAGTCCGTCACGCGCGCCCAGGTGTGCCCCGATTCGGTGCGCGGCGCGAGCGTCTCCCACTCGGGCATCTGCGTGAGCGGCAGGATCAGCTTCGCGTAGTCGTTGAGCGATTCGGTCGCGGCCGGTTCGCCGTCGAGCGACACGTTCGGCAGGT